CTGTTCAATCAGGAGAAATGCTAATGTCCCAGTCCGAACCACGACAACGCGACCCACAAGATCCACTCTACGATCCTAATGATAAGTGGAATGAATATAAGGTAGACTTCCACGCTAACGAATATCACGCACCTGATGAGTGGGATCCAAAGACTGAAGGTAAGATCGCTGATCCACAAGAACGTCACAAAGACAAAGTTTTGGATAAGTTCTGTGATGATCACCCTGGTTCACCCATGTGTAAGGTGTTCGACGAGTAATATATACAAACACTGACATTACAACTATGGACGATCTTAAACGACAAAAACGACTTGATGCTTTCAATTTGTTTTATGAATCTGTTCTGAAACCAGACCATGAACTTCGGCAGTCGGCACATGAGCAACTGTGCTATCATGAGTTGATGGAATGGCGTGGTGACATCATCAGATACCTTGACGAGAGACGAAACTTTGAGCTCTGAACCACAGAATCCCACCGTGCCACTAGTCTTAAGTCTAGTGGCATGTTTTTTATTCGGCATTAGCATCATCATTGCTGGCTACTTCCATGGACACATGTCCATCAAAGCAGTGTATCATTCGCTTACCAACTTCACATGAGACAACGTATCTGTGCTATATACCAAAGTTTAAGAAAACAATAGAGAGTATCGGAATGACAAAGCATGATATGTTAATTGACTCCATCAACATCAAACTGTATGAAGTGTTCAACATGGGTAGAACTCTTGATGACAGTGACTGGGATGAAGATGCAGCGTCACAAATTTCACAACACATTCTAGAATTAGTAGAAGAATTTCAAGCAACACGGAGAACAAATAGTTATGGACAATGGCGAGCAACTGACTGAACTAGAAAAGAATAACCTTGCAGTATGTAAGGAGCAAGGTCTTCCTGATCATGCAGAACTAATTGATGATGTATTCTACATTTGGAAGACTAGGTTTGGTCTATTCTCTACGATGACTAAACAAGGACGTAAGATGCTCACTGGTGGCACTCGTGATGGTGTTATTATGATGACACATTGGCACCTCAAGTGTGAGCAAGATGGTACACTTGAACAATACTCTAGAGTAGTTGGTTCTGCTATTGTCGGTGGTAAGTTATGATGAATGAAAATAAGGTATACCATATACCTGTATTCGCTACTCCATTACTATTCAGTAGATTCAAGAAACATGGTACACATGATTTTCCTGACATTCCTAAAAAGAATAGAAAACCAAAAGGATGGATTCTGCCAGTTAATACATCATTCCCTGGTCACGTAAAAGAGAATATCAATGATCCTTACATGTCAATGGAGTTGCTTGCTTCAGTACACAATGACATATTAGAACACTGTAAGGGAGTGATGAAATCAATCGGTGCTCCATCAGATATAGCATTGACTCAATTCTGGTATAATTCATACTACGAGGGACAGGGACAAGAGATACATAATCACCTCTCTCCTTCAAATATCAATCCATTTTGGTCTGGCATTTATTTCGCAAAGAATTGCTTTCGTGGGCAATTAGCTTTCACAAACATGGAACATGGGTTGAGAACACAACCACCATGGCCACACGAACAATCTAAACTCAAAGAATACTATCATAGTATATTCAATGTGGGTGCAGAAGATGGAAATATTCTGTTGTTTCCACCATTTCTCAATCATTTTGTTAAAGTAGGTGTTGAAAACAGACACAAGCAGCGACTTACATTCAGTTTCAACATTCGTATCAACAGGGAGGCATACCTAGGCGATACGGATAAGGACCAGTATAAGTTCGCCTAGATATGTTCTATGAATATCTTCGTAACTGACAAGCATCCATCTAAATGTGCTACTTGTCTACCTGACAAACATATTGTCAAGATGCCACTAGAGTGCTGTCAAATGCTCTCCATCGTGGCATCATCTTGGTATCATGGTTATGGTGAACTACCACGAAAGGATGGTACACCATATGCTACAAAGAAAGGTGCATTTCGCAATCATCCATGCACAGTGTGGGCAGCAGAGTCTATCCACAACTCATGGTGGTTGATACAATGGGGCATAGAGTTGTGTGGTGAGTATTCACTACGTTACAATAAGCAGCACTCGTGCTATAATACTCTCACTCATGCATATTATATGTTCCCACAGGGCAGTATTGCTAGCGTCACACCATTTGTGAGAGCAATGCCTGATAGGTTTAAGCATGACACTAGTATAGATACATTCACTGCATACAAATGGTATATTGCATCCAAACCATGGGTGCGTGATAATTACCTGCGTATGCCACAACGCAAACCAAACTGGATTTAACATGGCATTATCACAATCTGTAGAAGAATCAATCGACGAAGCGAGTGCATCATTGAGAAATGCATTGGCATTTGCTGCACGTCAAGAACGTCCAATGGTCTGTAATGTCATTAGTGAGATCATTGTTAAACTTGACTCTCTCAAAGATATTGACAGTCTCATGGATAAACTAGAGAGCAGACAACAGGGTGATCGTGGTACATGGGGACCGATGTTTGAATGAATTTTATAGGATTAAGACTCTGTGAGCATGACACTAACATCACATACACAGATGGTGTTAAGGTCAGATATTATAAGTCAGAGCGTGATTTACAATCTAAACACCATGGTCACAACAGTCTTAATCTGTGGACTGATGTAATCAAGCGATGGGGTGTCACCAAGGTGGACGCTATCGCTATTGTTATGGATACACATAAGCATCCATTTATCAAGACTGATTGTAGTAAACTATTTGAGATTCTTGATATCCCTATGTTCAAAGACATGGGATTTGATTGTCCTGTGTTTCGTGTAGATCACCACTATGCACATATATTGAGTTACTTCATGCTTGGTGACAAGTATGATTATGGTTTTGTGTTTGATGGGTATGGTGATAACGAGAACTCACATACTATCATGCACAATGGTGAGAAACTGGTGCAATATGATCTAGATGAGATGCCTAGTTTCGGTCAGATTCTAGGAAATCTTGGTGGTAAGATGGGCATGGAGGGTCATGTGCTCGACCGTGCAGGTAAGATCATGGCAAAAAAGGCATATGGTGCTACCTCTAATCATTTACTCAACAAGGTGAAGCGTAAGCAGAGACGATTTGACTTACATTTCCTTGATTATCTGTGGACATTTGATATGGACACTGATGAGGATACTAATCAAGGGATATACTTTGCTCACGAAATCACCGAAGATTTGTATGTAAAGCATTTTACAAAGTATTGCGAAAAGAGTGACATCGTATACTATTCTGGTGGTATTGCACAAAATACTATTATCAACACCAAATTGAGAAATGAACTTCCTAATCTGGTTATTGGACCCCACTGTGCAGACGATGGTTTATCTCTTGGTGCGGTAGAGTTCTTGAGACAACACTATGAATGTGATCCATTTGATGTAAGTGGATTCCCATATTGGCAAGACGACGAAGCACCTGAAGACAAACCATCTACACAGACAATCAAACAAACTGCCGAGAGATTGGCACGAGGTGAGATTGTTGGATGGTATCAGGGACATGGTGAGATTGGACCTAGAGCATTAGGTCATCGTAGTATTCTTATGAATCCATTGATACGTGATGGTAAGGATATTATTAACACTAGAGTGAAACATCGCGAACCATACAGACCATTTGGTGCATCTATACTATCAGATGCTACTGGGTCATTCTTTGAGGATGATAGACCATCACCATATATGCTGTATCTGTATAAGATTAAGCATGATGGATTTGATTCTATCACACACATAGATGGTACGTGCAGACTACAGACAGTTAATGATGGTGTCTTCGGTGAGTTGTTAGAAGAGTTTGGTAAACTAACTGGTGTACCAATGTTACTAAACACATCACTGAACAACGGTGGCAAACCTATCTGTGGTAGTATTAATGATGCTATTGAACTATATCATAGGTCTGATATGAATACGTTGGTAGCAGGCAATCGCATATTGAACAAATGAGTAAGAAAGTATACATAGAACTAGGACCAGATCTACAGGACGAATACGAATACTGGATGGAAGCAAAGAGATCATTGTGTGTCCAACGTAGCATCAACTCATTTCTCAATTTCATAGCAGTATATGGCACATTCGATAACCCAAAAGACCCTGACAAAGCGTGAGGCAGTGTGGATTTGTCGCAGAATGATTAAGATTTGGCACAAAGATCTACGTGGAGATGCGCCAGGTAAGCAATTATACTGGCGTTTCTTCCTTGACACACTGCGCCAGTGTGGTAGAATATCTGACGAAGACTACGCAACATGGCAATGTCCGTTCAAGTAACACTTTCAAAAGCAGAACTCAATATCATCTGGAGCGCACTGAATCACCTGACGCGGGGACAAGAGAGCGTGATCACCACAAAGTATGGTAGTGTGTCCAAACTTGCTGCGAAAGTTGATAGTCTCCTGTCTACAGGATACCAACGTAAAGATCTAGACCTGTTGTGACACCTTACAAACCGCCACACTACAGGTCGCCGCGCACACGCTGCGCTTTACAATATGAAGGTACTCAACACCAGACACCTGATGAACAAGAAGTACGAACTCACCATCCAATCCAAAAGTGGAACATTTCTTCAGCGACACATCGTTTCTCGACAAACTGCACAAACTGTCTGCGATTTCGTCAAATACAATGGATACGGAAACTACGCCGATGTCAAACTCATTGTCGCAGAGTGCTGCTACTGATATTGACGAAGCATTTGACATGGCACTCGAAGAATGTGCAGCAGCACATGAGGTTACAGTAGATTATTACATGGAAGAGTTCCTTGTGTAAATATACTCCGTAGTAAAGACACTATCTACCATGACTGATTCTGAAAAGGCAATGGTTGATGAAATGAGTGAACTCATCAAAGATCAAAACAAGAAGATTTGTGATCAGTATGCCTACATTCAAGAACTTCTATCACAGATGGGAGACATGCGCGACAGGGAGTACGACTGCTAATGTATCCTGTAGGTACAGAGGTAGAGTACGAAGAACACGTCGGAGTGGTAAACTTCTGTGACGCAGAATCTGGGTGCTGTACTATCTGCATTAAAGTCATACCTGATGACATACCTAGACAAGTATGCATCGTGGTATACAAACACGAATTCCACAAAATCAAACTAATCAACGGCAATCAAAAAGGACGATCTTAATCATGGAACAGTACAACTTTGACATGGGCAACTTTGAAGGTGACTGGGCTGATGACCCAGCAGTGCGAGAGTCTATCTTGCGTGAAGCAGCAGAGCAGGTGCTGTGGGACAGTATTGAAACTGTTCCTGAAGACCTGCTAGAGGACTTCTGACCCCTATACTAGGTCATGTCACCATCCACATGGGATCTAATGCAAATTGACGAGCGACTGGAGCAAACTATCAAGTCCCTTCAGGAGGCGCTACAATGTGCCGAAGCAGCAACGTGCCTGGATTCCCCTGTGGACATCCATGGAGCGCCCTTCCTGGACCCCGTAGACGACTCTCCTGCCCCTTCATACTCATATGCTGTAGGTCTGTTGTCTGCACAAATAGATATTGCTCTATTTGATCTGGAAAACATTCGTAAGCAATTAGCATGAGACTAGACAGTAAAGCAAGGATTGTAGGTAGTGTTGGTGTCATCACTGCCTATTTTTGTATCTTACATGTAAGTGTGATTGTTGGTGTTATTATCAACTTTGTATCGGATTTAATCAGTATTCCATACTTTGTTCGCACCAAATCGTGGGACGTGGTGATCATGCTCACATTCCTACTGGCAATCAGCATGACCAAGCTGACCACTTCGGGAACTGTCCACTAGAGTGGCACAGCACCCCGAAACCATGTATATTACATACATCGACAGGACACCACCCAATGCAACTGCTCACCTCCGCCACTCAAGTTGACTACTATCCCGTCACTCCTGCTGGCAAGCGTTTCATCCGTCGTGTGACCTGGCATCCTGGTGCTGACACCGAGATGACCACATTCTCCACCATTGTCAAGTCTGAAATGATGTATGATGCTAACCAGCACATTGCTAATGGTGCTCAAGTGACCGACTTTAACATTCATTGTTACAACGGTCCAGACTATTCTCCCATGGCATGTTGATACGAGGGTCTATGTAATTGTGTCTCCAGCCGCGAGACCTCCCCTCACTCTTTCTTCTTCATCATCATGCTCAAAGCAACTATCGTCAAGACCATTCAAGAGTGCTGCAAAGGTACTGCACTGACCAAAGTAGAAAAGTTCCAAGTCTTCTGTCATGTATGTGATAACATGCTTGCAGAAGGTCACATCACCAAGACTCAACACGAGAGGTACACCAATGTTTTCTAAAGAGGACACTGACTTCATCGACATGTTGTTTGGCAAACTTGTCAAGCATGTTGACACTGATATGATTGATTTGCATGATGATGATTCATGCTGTGATCACCTTGAATTTGAACAACTCGCATTATTCTGATGATTGACACCACCTGGAGAGAACACTGCAAAGGATTACTATCTGACATCATTGCAGACTATCTGAATGATGATAAGATGACACCCAATGATTTCATTGAGGATGTTAGGGAGGAATTGGATTCATGGATGGAATACCATAAGGAACAATACGCTAAAGCATCTAGTATTCAAGACAAACTGCAAGAACTTTCATGACTGTTCCTGTTTCAACTTGGGCAACATACATTCACTGGTTGGATGACTGTCAATCTGGAGATGAAATGCTCCTCGTTCTTTCTATCATCAACAAATGAAATTCATTCTTGCTGTTACAGTTGCTGTCATTGTGAGTGTATTCTATGCTGATTATGTGAGGCAGGGGACAGTTGAAGGAGTGGCACTGGCACGCGAGCGTCTGTGCCGTTGAGCCCTATACTATGTTCATCAGCAAGGGACACCACCCATGACCGTCACCATCGTCAAGCACTCCTACTACAAGATCGAGATCGACACCGTGGATGCTCCGCAGCACCCCATCGTGTACTTCCGCAAGTGTGGCAAGTGTACCACTGCCAAGGGCATGGATCGTCAGCACAATCGCATTGTGAACGAGACTGTCGAGGCATGGCGTCAGTTTGAGGGTCAGATCCGTCGCTACACCATCTCCCGTGTGCCAGCTGACGTAGTGGTCGCAGGTGACATCCGCAACGCCTGATAGGCGTTATACTATTCACATCAGCACAATCATGATGACTTTTCAAATCACTGACATCGACTTCGACATTGATTGTTCCTATGAAGAGATGACAATCGAAGATCGTCAAGAACTGTATGATGATGTTGTTGGCGCTTATTGGGAAGCATGTGATGAAGAAGATCTCATTGATGAGATCACTGCTGCTACTGGATGGTGTGTTAATTCTATTGACTATCGTCACATTCTCACATGATCGGTCAATTCTTCTCACCTGAATCACACGGCTCCTGGACTATGATCTATCGTATCACTGCCACCACTCCTGAAGATGGTACGATTCACTATGATGTAATGGATGAGCGTAAGGCTCGTAAGCTACACTCTCGACTGCTCGAACGACAGTTGATGGGTGACGGTACAACAGGTGTCACAGTGCGTGTTGTCTGACCCCTCCCATGGACTATACTAAACACATCAACCAAACGGACATGACCACTTCCTTCGCTGACTTCGTTGCCACTCAAGATGCTCGCAACGACATTCAACTCAAGATTCGTGAGTATTGCCTGATGCTGTGTGAAGCATTGGAGCAAGACTTCGTTCGTGATAGTCTGCGACGTGCTGACTTCTTCCTGCAAACTGATGCCGAGTATCGTGCCAAGCGTATTGCTGACATCAAAGCAGGTAAGAACATGTATAAGTTCTACATTGAGAGTGGACGTAAGTATCACAAGATTGTAATGGAGACTGAATCACAGAGCAAGAGTGTACATTGCTTTGTGAACATGAAGACTGGTGAGTTGCACAAAGCAGCATCATTCAAAGCACCAGTGAAAGAACCACGTTTCGATCTGCGTATCATCAAAGAGCGTGAGTGGGTATTTGAGAACTGCGACTGGTCTGGCGGTTATCTCTACAAGAATGCATACTACACGGGTTGACACCCTGACCAATACATAGTATACTATCTTCATTCACACAGGAGCACAATGGACCACGATCTCATGTATGTTGTCATCAATGGTGAGGCAATCATGATCGAGAATGGCACAGCAGTATCATACCTTGTTGATGAGGATGATGGTACGATTGACTGGACAGCAGGTGATACTGTTGACTGGGAAGATATGCTCCCAGGTGAATACAAGATGTACAAAGCAGCATATGATTTTCTGCTTCAGTACAACAACACTTACATGTACACAAAATGAGTATTGTCACTGACCACGTTCTCGAACTGTTAGAACCCATTGATGAACGACTCAAAGTCAAACCACGTCTTGACATTTCTGATCGAGAGTATCAACTCTTCTGGCGTTATCATGGGCATTATCCTGCCGAGTTTGCTGCTGCTGTAGCTAAATCTCTTCCTGAAGGGCATGTTTTTGTCTCTTACGATCACCTGAAGAATCTACTCATCACTGATCATGAATAAAGCAACAGCAGAGCGACTCTCCAGACAAGTTGACACTATCATGGAGAATCGTACACGACGATTCAAGTTTCTTGTCAGAAAAGAGCGTCTTGATGATGCATTTTCTGTTGCTGATGAGTTTTATGAGTGGTTGCATCCTGACCATGCTGATGATGAAGATTTGATTGTTTACTATGACAGCGAAGAACTCGAAGCCCTCTACTACCAAAAGAAAGTCCAAAGTCTCATCAAAGAAGACTTTGAAGATTACGGATCGGAGGAAGAGCATTACTGATTGGCCAGATCATGCTACCGCCTTCCCTTATCGTCTTGAATTCATTAGTCATGGTGACAAGATCGTTGCTATGTTTGAATGTGAAGAGCACCTCAACAAGTATCTCAAGCGATACTCATTGAACAAGAAGAACTCTAGGGTGGATGTGTATAACAATCAGTACACACCACCCAAGAACTATAAGAAACCAAAGCGTCAACTATTCTCCACCATTGAAGACTTTTTCGTATGAAGATCCAATCTACCACACGCACATTCACTGACTCCAAGGGCAACACATGGGAATGGGAAGAGACTGAAGAAACACGCAAAGCAATCGCTAAACTTCACCAGACCATGCAATCTAACATCGAAGCACAAGCATCTGACTATGGAGTAGGCAAGTGAATCCATTTGATCTAACATGGGATGAACAACTCCTTCAAAAAATGAATGAACTTGGTTGGGAACGTACTGATCTAATTGATGTACAGATCGCTGGTTCACAAGTTTATGAGATTGAAGGTGATGGTACACGTTGGAAACCAGACAAGGGGACACGTAAATATAATAAAGACGCTTTCATTGTCCTAAAGCGCCATGAACTATAAAGGACCATTATACGCACCCTGGCACAAAGTAATTCAAGGAAGACTCACACACATGCAACTCAACCTAGAAGAACTCAACTACCTGCAAGAAGTTCTCGAACAAGCAACACAATACACAAAGGCAAGAGGTGAACAGGTAGAACACCCATCAGTATCACATCAACGTATTCTCGACAAAATTAAACAAGAAATTCACAAGATCTCTTCATGATATACTCTCTTGACCTAGACACACCACCTGATCTAATTAAATGGATTGAAGAGTCAGTCTCTACAATACCTAAACAGATAGCACAGGTACATAGTCATAAGGCAAAGAGTCAGCAAGTCACAAATAAAGATATACGATCATGTATTACACAAGTATGCAACATGAATGAATGTTGGATACCTGGGTTCTTTGACTCATATATCCGACGATTCAATCAAGTGTACTATCACTATAATATTTCTCATTTACGTGATTCAGTACAATACATTACCTATGATAAGGATGATCACTATGATTGGCATGTAGATGAAACATCACGTCTTCAACCACAGTTCAAAGGTGATAGAGATCTAGTAAGAAAGATCTCATTCTCTTTTCTATGTAATGATGACTATGAAGGAGGAGACCTAGAGTTCTGGAATAAACAAGATGGTAGTATATACACAGTGCCAAAGAAAAGGTCTAGACTCATAGTATTTCCATCATCAGCTAGACATAGAGTTACACCAGTTACTGATGGACAACGTAGATCGATTGTTGGTTGGATGGTTGGTCCTCCATGGAAATAACTTGACAGTATCCGTGGAGGCACTCTCTAGTAACTACCCAGTATCTCAACGACACAATTTGATGATTTCCACACGTATTGTGGAAAACCCTGTGGAAAACTAAATGTATTAAAAAACATAGGTAGTGTGCGGAGTTGTTGTTGGTTTAGCACCCGACCACTCGAATGTC